GCTTGTAACCAAATGGTACAGTACGTGCAATGCGTGGTATCTGTACCCATTCGTTTTCGTCTTTAATATCTGTTGGCTGTGGAAGTTTCCACTGCCCTGCTGTTCTAGTCATCGTCTTCTACTGCAGCTTTGGCTGGCATAAGCATAACACCGCCAGATGCTTCTACTTGTACCTTCTCTGTCTTAATCAAACCTGTGCGGTCAAGCAGTTCTTTAGCTGCTGACATCTTATCACGAATACCTAGTTCAGTTGGGTCGTACAAAGCGTGTGTCATAGCTATAGCAGCTTTAGGTGCATTACGTGCCATATACATCTGCGTTGCTTCCAATATCTCTTCCTTGAGACCTTTTACAATTGCAGTTGTGGCAGTGGACTCTGAATACCCTGCCAGTTTCTTAGCGGCAACTACGTCACCGCCAGCGTCCTCAAAGAGGACTTCAAGAAACTTCTGCTGTCTTTCGTTTAGTTCTCTAGCCATTATTTCTTTTTCATTTTATTTGTAGATGACATAACCATACCACCTTTATTGAAACGATAGTCAGTATGGCCTATACGAGACTTGCCTGTGTAACCACCTTTGCTAAATCCTATTTTAGACATTAGACTTTCTTCTTTCTTTTTATTTTTATCGTCACTTGAAAAAAGACTGCCAATAGCACTTGCTGCTGAACTTGCAGCACCTTTAAGTGTTTCACTTACAGGTGGACTTACTTTTTTTATACTGGAGTTAGAATAGTCTTTTTCTGTTGCTTGCCTCAATCTTTTTCTTGAAGAACCCTTTTTATATGTACCTGCGTATACTACGCCATTTTCAATATAAGCCATTACTTTAACTCTCCGTGATGCATAGCATGTGCCAACTTGTGACTACGTGATTTTACCTGAATTGCCCACCTGCTGTCAAGCATTTCTTTTGCGGCAGTGCGAAAATCTTCCTCGTGGATAGCAGCCCACATTTTTTTAAACTGGCGTAGGCGAGGCACACCCATATTAAATGCCATGTCTACCAGTACAAGTTGACGTACAGAGTCTAAGCTGGTTACGCAAGGGTGCGCTTTTACCAGTTCTTCCTCAACTATCTGTACGTCATTCTCTAATAGATATGCAGCATCCGTTTCTGTAATACCGTGTTCGTACACTGCTTCTATGTTAGGGAAGTCCATAACATTTAACTCTTCTGTAGTAATGCCACGGTCTTCTAAATTTCTGCCCACGCCAATAGTATCTATGCCCAAAGTATCCTGATAGACTTCAAGGCGTAGACCTTCGCTTTGAACAAGCTGTTTAATTAAGTGTGTGCGAATATATTTCATTTACTTGCCCTTTGCTTCTCTGCCTAGATACAAGCCATAGATACCTGTCATAACACCCATTATAACAGACACAAAAGCTGACTGCGCTGTTGTTGGGTCTTCTAGGTGCATGAACCACTCAGCACATCGCCACGACATTACAACACTAGCAATCATAGTCAGCTTTGCTGTGATGTTTATTCGCAGATACTTGTTAAACCAATCAGCCATTATTTAGTCAGCTTCTTGTACTTTTCAAATGAACGCATTCCACCAAGCCCTAGCATCCCAAGTAGAATAGTCATCAAGCTATCCATATCAAAAGCAGGGTATGCTACAGGGGGGTATCCAAGGTATGCTGTAATCACATCTGCTGACGGAAATAAAAGAAAGTGCGCCATTAACGCAATCCCACATGTCCACCCGATAAACGGTCTCCAACCAGCTACAAAGATATTTCTATGCTTGGCTTCCTCTGCGTTTACAGCTAACTGCCCTTTGGCTAACTCTTGTGCATGGCGTTCTGCCATAGTAGCTATTTCGTGTGCTAGCTTATTCTTCTGGTCTTTGTCTTCAACAAACTTACCAATCAGTTCAGTCGCTGGCCCTATCAGTGCTTGTAACATTATACTCCCCTTCTGAACTTGGCAGTTTTCTTTTGTATCGCTTTAGGCTGCTTGACGAATTGCTTACCAGCAGCAGTTCCTTTTCGCTTAGCACTTGTGGTAGCCGCATACTCCTGCGGTGACAACGCTTTGATAGCCGCAGCAGGTAAGTACCGTTCTCCAGTTTTACTAGACGGCTTCCCACTTTTAGTACTCCACTTTTGCTTTGTCCATGCCTTCAGACTTTTCTGTGGTCCTTTAAGTGTCATTACATTGTGCCTTTCAAATACATTGCCCAAGCAACTAAGGCAGCTACACCAAACAATCCTACTATACACAAAATAGATATAGTACCTATTTCAATCCAATGCTGTATCTGCCGCCTACGGGCTTCTGCGGCAGCTAATCTATCTTTACGTGCCTGTGCTTGAAACTTTATCCAATCATGCCATAGCCCGGCTCTTCCTGTGTATATCATAAGCTGCTTCAGTTCTTCTTCCTGCTGCTTTAGTTTTTCAAGGTGCATAAACTCTTCTAAGTCTGCACCGCCAGCACCACGTTTTTTCTTCTCACCCTTTTTGCGTAGGTCTTCTGTAGCATTTACATACTTCCCTACTTGTGATGCAACGTCAGCTATCTCACGTCCATTACTGATAGCCATCTTGATTGCTGCAAATGCCGCATTAGCTGCTGCTATTTCTGCTAACATTTGCTACTCCACAATCTTTACGATGTAATTCTTACCGTCTGGACCTTTGCTAATTTCAACTGTTTTATTTTCACAAGAGTACCTTACTGTACCCGTGTCTTTGTATAAATTTCTTTCGATGGTGCGTTTAGCTTTTAAACACTTAGATAGCTTTTCAAAAGCAGTATGCTCCGCTACGCTGCCGGAAAGATATAGTATTAGTGTAATTGTCTCAGTCACCATCTTTTCCGTTTCTCATTATCTCTAGTCTAGCTTCTATTGCACTAATACGTTTTTCATAAAACTCCAGTGTTAACTTTTGCTGTTGGTCATGTGGCGCACGACCCTCATCAATCTGTGATGTTAGTTCATCTAGCTGGTCAGCAAGATGTTCAATCAACATGAACTGTTCGCTGTCAGCAGGTAAGCTGCCCATTTCGCCACGAGGCCACTTTATACGAAACTCTGTGTTCTGTTCCAAGTCAGACTGCATCATGGTCTGGTTTGTCTCTAGTGTGTTCAGCCTCTCAATCAAACCAAAGTAAGCCCATGTTGCAAGTGAAGCTGCAGCAACCATACTAATAATATTACGAAGAGGTAATGCAACTTCTGTGTTTTCATTTAATTTTGTAGGCATTAGGTTTTATAACCACCACCTGCTTTTTTATATGCCAACGCAAGCATCTGTGCTTTACGTGCTGACCACTGACCGGGCTTACCACCCTTGCTACCAGCTTTAATTCTATTAAACAATCTTTTTCTTAACTCTGGCTTAGTGTAGTTGCCAGCTTCATTAACTCTACTTTTGCTCTTCGTTTTAGTATTTTTCTTGCTACTAGCTTTTCCAGACGATTCTGTTTTCTTTTTAGGCGGTGAGGTTTTTTTCTTTGGGGGTGTAGAGACACGTGCCATCTCCTGTCTCCTTATCGGTTAGGGTCATAAAACTCTTCTGCACTTACAGATGCAACTAGTTGGTTAGCAGTACCTGCTGCCACAATCAACTTGTCACCTTCATGCATATAAAACGGTTTATCAATAGTAAAGATAGACTCCATGCCCTTGCTTGTTGCTGTATGTCCATCTAGCAGCGTATGTGTAGTATTATCATCTTTGTGGTAGAACTTTAATGTATATGTCACATTACTTGAGTTATTATTACTAATAAAGAAGTGTTCTACATGCGATGAGAAGTTATTAGGCACAACATAGCAATCAGTATCATTGGTAGTGGTCAATGAGGTAGAGTGGGTATGAAAGTTACTTGGACCTAGTACAGGCATTAATTATTCCAATCTAACACTTTGCGGTGTAGCTTCCATAACCAGTTGCCTATGCAGGTAAAGGGCTTGCCCATATAGAGCAATGCCCATCCTAAGTATTTAATTACTGTACGCTTCATTACTTCTTCTTTACTGCGCCACCACGCATCATCTTTTTCTTAGCCATACCGCCACGCATCATTTTCTTCTGCGCCATCTTAGCCATGCCACCGCCACGCATCTTCTTCTTGGCAACACCACCACGCATCATTTTCTTTGCTGCTTTTGCTTTACCCGCCATTGCGAAGTCTCCGTCTGTCCAGCACGAGTGATTCATAAACATCATCAGGAAAGTGCTGGTAGTATCCCGACTTTTCTAAACTTAATGATGCATCATCTAGTAAAGATAGTTTCTGCACAAATACCATGCAGTACTCTAAATTTTCATCTGTTACATCATCTACTAAAAAGTCCAGACCTGCTTCTTCTGCATCGTAGTCTGGATGAAACACCATCAGGTGCATATCTTTATTGGCTACTGCCAGTGCTTCGTTTATGCCATCGCAGAACCCGTCTAGGTATTCCATGTCAGGCAGTAGTTCTGTAGCCCATACCACTATGTCAAATGTGTGCAGGTCAAAGTCTTCAACTGCCTTGACCAGCCCAGCTAGACCAGTGTTAATGCTAAAGGTTACTTTATTATCTAGCCATGCTTGCTTTGCATATGGGCATGGCGGTAAGCCGTTTAGCTTTGCATTAGGTATCTCAAGGAAGTCGTTAGACCACTTGCGTATGTCAGCTTCAATAGGGTGCATTATTTCCCTGTAATCTTATTGTATGCTTCGGGGCTTGCAGCTTTAAGTGCCTTCAGGCCGGGGTTGTCTGTGACACTACCACCTGCTGCGTACATATGCTGCTTACCATTTGCCATACCCCCACGCATCATCTTGGCTTTACCTTTTTTAACTTCAGCCATACCTACGCCAATAGAAATGACAGGCACTTTCTTTGTAGCCTTGCCACCATCTTTAAAATTAGTACGTGCCTTACCGGGCATTGTGTCTGAGGCCATAGAACGTGTAGATAGTTCTTTCTTAGCAGCAGCACGTAGCTTTGCTGGCTGTGTATCGTCATTAGTAATGTCTAGCAATTTGTTTGCTGTCATGTTTTCCAGATTAGCTTTAATGCCTTTTTCATTAGCCATTATTTTTTCTTCCTGTTATCTGTAGTAGACAACAATAAACCACCTTTGTTCATACGATAGTCCGTAGCACCTATACGTTTCTTAGTAGCCTGACCACCCTTACTAAACTCTGATACATCTACACCCGCATCTCTTAGTTTAGTACGCATATCATCTAGCTTAGTCATCATACGCTCTAACTGTTCATCAGTTAGGTTTTTATTTTCTTCAACCTGCTTTAGTGTGCGCTTGTAATCTGCAATAAGGCCAGTACGTTTCTTACTAGCCTCACCCATCATAACACGGGCTGGGCTTGCTTCACCTATACCTGCAGCTTTCTTTTCGGCAGATGTCATGCCTTCCAATTCATTAATTGGTTTCTTTTGATTTTTACGTATTGATTTTTGTTTAATTGCTTCTTTAGCAATCTTATCTTTTTCTGCTTTTGTAAGAGCAGCTTTTGTAGCCTTCGTAAGTAATTTACCTAATGCCATAGTTTTATCCTACCATTTAACTTTATGTGACCAGTACTTTGCACTCAGCTTGCTGGTCGGTTTACCTTGTGCATCATGCCGTGCATAATACGACTTCTTACGTGCCTTGTCCTTCGCTGTGGTAGGACTCTTACCAGCACCCTTTACGCCCTGCTGACCAAAGCGTATGAACTTATATGTGTCACCTTCCTTTGCCATCACGCAATGTGACTTCTTAGGATGGCTAGGAGTACGCTTAGGCTTATTGACACCAGTAAGCCCTTCCTCTTTCATCTTATTCTTTACACGCTCTGGAACAGCCATGCTATACCTGTGTCTTCTCTACGAGTTCATCCGGGTGTACGCAGCTTGTCATTTTAAATGCCATAGGCATACGCTCTTTAGTCCACAAGCCTACTAGGTCATAGGCCATCTCACCTATACGTGCCTTACACTGTTCCTCAGTATCATACGGACCACGGTTGTCTGTGATTGTCATGCACATGTCAGCACTGGATATGTGACAGGCTATTATTACCGCTACAAACATAGCTACTCCTCATTAGGCTCTTTCCAACCTTCAGCCCTCATTGCGTCCTCTACATGCTTCAAAGTAAATGACCTACCGTAGTGTGCCTCAACTGCAGTACGCACGTAGAAGACATCACTGTGAGGGATATGCAAGCGGTCTAATGAGTTTGTACGTATAGCTTCATAGAATGCGTCAAGAACATTATCTGTGTATAGTTTTACTGATTTCTTAGCTTTTGTCAAGGGAAAACTTTCCTAACACGAATAATAACACGTAGATAATATCTATAACAGTACATTTATAGTGTTATAGTTAAGTGTACTTACAAAGAAAGTATCAATACATATAAGTGTATAGTTAAGTGTTATTATAATTTAACTAATAAGCATTTAAGTGTAACACTATTAGTGTGCTTTAGTTATACTATAATTATACCAGATTGTGATACAGTTGTCAATCCCTAAAGTTTAATGCCCTACCAAATAAATATAAACTGCACAAAAAATAGGCACAATATATATGACTGCACATATACTAGGCAATATATTTATTGTCAGTTGCTACTGTGGTTAACAGTGAATTTACCTAATCTGTGTATTTCTCTGTGTATATAACGCTACCACCCCCCACTGCCTCCTGCCCAGCCCCCCTGACCGCAAGCGCATGTGATGGCATAATGCGTCCAGATGTGCGCTGTCAGAGCCACTTAGACACTAGATGATGTGTCTCTACATCTATGGATGTAATAGATGATGTGGTTTCAGTCAGTAGTGCCTACTGTTATGTTATCAGTCGCCATACTGAAAGTATGATGTGAAGGATTGGATTCTGAAACTGTCATTGCGTTGCAATGCCGATGCATCTTTTCTGCCATACCTATGGTATCTCAAGTCCAATGTTGGACTACACCCCCCTAACAGCAAGGCTGTTCCCCATTCGTTCTGCTACAGGATGGGTGAGCCTCGTCATGTGATGCACAAGTTTCACACATGGACTTCAAAATATATATGAAATATATTTTTGCAGTGGCGCATGAAACGGCATGGGCAGAGGATCACATCATGTGCTACACGCATCATGGAAAGACCGACCCCAAATACTCTCTCATTTGTTACGTGTTACATAAATAATATCTCTCCCTTTAGGGTGAGAGAGATATTTTTATTAGTAACACTTCAAATGAGGAGAAGTAAAATGACAAACCAAATCGCAACAATCTCTGCTGAAATCAACACTCTTGAAGCTGAAGGCTTTGCTCTGGCGAAAGAGTGGAAGGCTATCAGCAAAGCTGACAAAGCACGTTTCACCAAATCCACCAAAGCTGATGGCTTTGATACAAGGCTTGGCAAACTTATGTTTGCTCTCAAGCAAGAGGCAAATGGTCGTATCCCTTCAGCAAGGCTGAAAGATTGCGGCATCAATGGAATTGATAAGCGGAGACGTTCTGAGGCTTTGTGGTTCGTTGAAAACGAAACTGAGGCAAGAGCCTTTGTTCAAGCCTCAAAGAAAGGCTTTACATCCCTGACAGCTTTACAAGCTGCTATGAAGAAAGCTGAGAAAGCATCTGAGCCAAAGGCTGAAACACATGATGAGCCAGAGGCTGATACAGAGTCCAATGTTGGACTAAATGAGTCAGAGACTCAAGAGCCATTATCTGTTCTTACAGCAAATGATATTGCACTTGACCTTATGGTCAAAGTAGAAATGTTTGCTGTCTCTGAGGAAATCTCAGAAGAAGCCGCATTCAAGGCTGTAATGCAAGCAATCAAAGAACAAGCAGTAATGCTTGACAAGCAACAGGCAGTAGCGTAAAGCTACTGTCTAACCCTTTCTGAAACTTTTTACGGAGTAAATATCATGGATATGATTATCGCATTGTTCATCATGGTCACTGGTGCATTGGTTGGCGTATTGTCAGCCGTGTCATTTGCGGATGGCGTTCCCGGCATGGGAATTGTTATGGTAGGCTGTATAGCCTGTTTTATTGGTGGCTGGATTATTATTGCAAAGGAAATGATGTAATGGCAAAGCGTCATATCATACCGCTTGGCAAGCACAAGCCTGTCAGGTCATCATGGGCATCTATGGATAGCATGGCATATAGTCGTAGCTATGAGCCTGAGACACGTCCAGAATACCAGTGCTATGTCACTGGTCAACAGGCCAATATGATTGCCTCGTATGAACAGCACAAGAAAGCTGTTGACAAGCGTGAAGCATTGGCTATTCTGGATTCACTGCTTTAGTGTGTAACGTAATATATACTGATACTTTAGTGAAAGTATATATTACTTATACAACACTTAACCAAGTCCAATGTTGGACTAACATTAACGGAGTTAAACATGGTTATTGCTACTTATGATGATATGTTACAGGCTTTCAGTGATGCGTTCAAAGCGTATCATGGTGTCCGTCCATCATACGGCTATGGCAATAGCTTCACCTATGATGAGTTAGGTGATGAAATTCTGAAGCTGGAAAAATGGGCTGAAGAAGATGCACAGCGTGATGCACAGGAAGAAGCACGTGCTGTGTCAAGTGTAATGGCTGTGGGTTGCCCAGATGAGGCTACAGCACAGCGTTGGTTAGATGATGCATGGGAGATTTACTAATGAGTAAATGTTGTGTTTGTGACAATTATGGGGCTACTATGTACTATGCCCCATCTGATGATATGTATCACGCTACCTGCTGGGCTAGTGTGTATGAAGCTGATGATTATCAGCAGGGCTATGATATGGCTATGGCTGACATTGAGGCTGGCGATATTACTGCCACACATGGGCTGTTCTCATTCGAGAATGACCCGCCCGAAAATGCAAGGCACTATGGCTATGAGGCCGCTTGTGCAGATACAATCCTGAAGGAGCAAGGCTATGACGTATAATCTTATCGGTACTGGCAACAATGCCAAGACAATCAAGGGTGATGGCTCTGAGTTTGTTACCGCCATCAAGTACATGAAACCACACAAGACTGTGTATCGTGGCAAGGTGCATAACCTATGTGCTATGGCTGACAAGGCTGGTTGTGCAGAGCCATGTCTCAAGGGTGCAGGGCGTGGGCAAATGCAATCTGTACAGCGTGGCAGGGAACGCAAGACCATGTTCTATCTGTCAGACAGAATTGGTTTCATGGATGCACTCATCAATGATATCACTGTATTCAGTCGGAGACAGCGCAAGAATGGCATACAGCCATGTGTGAGACTGAATGGCACTAGCGATATTCAGTATGAAAAGACAGGTATCATGGAGCAATTTCCAGAGGTGCAGTTTTATGATTACACAAAGATTGTGAAACGTGCCTATGCCAAACTGCCAGCTAACTATCACCTCACGCTGTCTTACTCTGAGAAAGACCCTGAGTATGCAGAGCAGGTGCTACAGGCTGTGCGAGATACTGGCGTAAATGCGGCAGTCGTATTCCGTCACAAGCTACCTGAGACATTCAAGGGTTTACCTGTAGTGGATGGTGACAAGGATGATTTACGTTTCCTTGACCCAAAGGGTGTTATCGTTGGCCTGATTGCCAAAGGCAAGAAAGCTAAAGCTGACAAGTCTGGGTTTGTGATTGACTGCTAGCCCTTATGTATACCTTATGTGAAATAACACTTGAATGTTATATGAAAGTGTTATATTCACTTAGGTATACTAGACAAGTCCAATGTTGGACTAAGGAGTTTTCACATGATTAAACGTATCAATCCCATAGCCAAAGTAATGGCTGAGAGTAGGCGCAGGACTAGCACAAAGGTAGTGCCTGACAAGAAGAAGTACAATCGCAAGAAGGATAAAGACAATGCAAATAAAAATCGAAAAGATGAAATCACTCAAGACTAAACCACGCAAAGCAAAGCGTGATGATTGGAAGCGTAACCGCAAGGTGTTGCGTAATGCAAAGCGTGAGACACAGGAGAGATGGTATGCATAAGGTAAGAGTGTATTGGAATTTGCATAAGAAATGTTTTTCTGTTCAGGATTACAAGACAGGCAAGGTGATTGCACACAAGAACCTTGTGCATCTGACAGGTGTGAAGTTTCATGTTCGTACTGGTGGCAATCAACGTGTTCGTGATGAGGGCAGGAAGAATGTTCACGCCTTTATGATTGGCAATTTAGTAGGTGGCTCATCTGAATTTGTGGATGTTGCGGATGCTATCGGCAGGGAAGTTACATATAATCCATACAAGTATGACACATTCGTAACCGTCTACGACAAAGAACCTGTGATGGAAGCACACTCTGTCATAGCATGTGTAAACCAGAGGGCAGATACCAAAGCGTATGTACCGTCTGTGTTTGCATCAATATCAAACCCCAACAAGTCCAACATTGGACTAACTAACCAACAGTAAAAAGGAGACTTTATTATGACTATTCAAACTATCACATTTCACCAGCGTTCAACAGGTAAGACAGGTCAGGTGCTTGCATCACCGGAGATTGAGCGTAAGCTGTCTAAGGTAGAAGCATTGTACAAGCAGTATCATGGTGTGAAGATGGGTCGTTACAAGTTCTATGACCTTGCACTAGAGTTTGCTCGTGAAGCAAAGGCAGAGGCAGGTGGGTACTTGCAGTACACAACAGAGGCTATTGCTGGTATTTTCTTGGATGCTATGCACAAGGAACTGGGCAAGGCTGTGCGTAGGAAGAATACAGACAAGCCTATCACTATTGAGATTGGCAGTGTTGTTGTAGACAATCTGCGTGACCTTGCTCGTACTGGTCGTGGCAAAGCAAGAAAGGCGGTAGCATAATGTATTGGGAAGTCGGTATCAAAATTGGTAATGAGAGTGGGCAGGTAACTGTCCACCCTCAAGCCCTTGAACAGAGCGAGTGGAGTAATGCAATAGAACATGCTATGGAGATGGCGCAGTCATTGTATCCGAAACACAAGATTGAGTTTGATTATGTAAAGGAATATGATAGAGCAGAATAATCTGCCTAAATGTATTGGCAAGGCGTGGAGTAGTCGGGTTCTACTGCATCAGTAGCGAAGACCATGCCTGTGGGGGTGTTCTCTCACCCTCTGTATTGAGGGAGTTGTGACCCCCCACTGCCATGTTTAACAGGAGTATAAAAATGAGATATATTAATTCTGAGACAGGCGAACTGCACATACCTGAGTTTGCACATGGTTACTTACTTGCGTACTCACTGTATCATCTGAATGACATTCGTGAAGCAGGTGAGGATGATACATGGGAGCAGGTAATGGACGTGCCACTGATGGCAGGTGAACATTGTGATTATCAGACGTATGACTTGAACTTTTGGATTGACGATGAAGATGGCAAGATGTACTGTACTGCCTATGAGGTGTGGCATGATGAGGCAGGGTATGCTTACACAAAGACGGATGAATATAGGAGATTGACACATGAATTGCTGGCATTGTAAAACAGAACTGATATGGGGTGTTGACCATGACGTATCAGATGAGGAAGATTTCTATAGCATGAGGACTTGCCTACACTGCCCTAACTGTGGGTGTGATGTAGATGTATGGTATCCAAAGGAGAATGAAGATGAATAATTTAGAACGAGGCATGAAGCTATCACAATCTGTGAAGTGGCAAGGACAAGACATATTTGAGATTGCCCAAGCTGCATTTGAAGATGCAAACTACCACGCATTCAATGAGGTATTCACTGAGGCATGGAATGAATTTAATCAGGAGAATGACGATGCCTAAGTACAAAGTAATGGCTACAGAGTATGTGTTCAAAGATGCCTTGATTGAGGCAAAGGATGCAGAGGAAGCATATGAAAAAGCAGAGGCAGATAACGTAGAATGGATTACAGTCGGTGGTGATTGGGAAATTCACGGGGATATGACATTTGAGGAGAATGAAGATGACTAAGTTTGACCCAAACAAAACATACAGCATAGGTGTATGGGATATGACATATTATGTGTATGATAACGAGGCAGATGATTATGTTCGCAATGAGGATGGGGGCGTTAAACTATTTCATGCACCCAACATTGACTATTCCTACATGGCTGATAGCCTAGATGTGGATGACCTTAAGGAGACAGGCTAATGTTAATCAAACACATCTGCCAGCATTGCAAAAACATAATGCACATACCCAAAGAATGGTTGCTGTATGCACACAAGCTGGTATGCTATGTGTGTAGCAATGAGATAAAGCGTAAGGAGACACACGATGACAATTAGAAACATACAGATTGACTTTGACAAAATTGGTAAGCGTGACCAAGAATTTATATATGAGATGCTTGCGGATTATATATATGAACACGAACTACCAGAAGATGATGAAGCGTTTGTGTTTTCATACAGCATAGATGTAGCAATGGAGATATTTGATGAGTAAGAAAAAGACAACGGCACTTGAACTGCCACCAGAACAGGCAATGGCATTGATGGTTATGCTTGACAGTGAGATAGAAACTATCTTCACATACGGAGACATTGACCCTATTGCAGATTGGGAAAGTGCAGACCTGTATGCTTACCGACTGTTGGCGTACAAGACATACAAGCAATGGTACACGGAGAATCATCATGACTAGAGAAGAGTTTTTTGAGTGGCTAGATACCTGCCCTACTTACGGATGGCACAATGTAGGTGAGGATGAGGGATACATTCGTATACTGTTTGAGATTGATGAGGAAGAAAATGATGACTAACATATACAAACTAATCATGGACAGTAGACACAACCCACTGTCACACATACCTGACACAAACACACGGCACATGGTGATGCAAGTATTGGCATGGATGTGGTGCATCATATTCAGTATGTATCTGGGTAGCATAGTTGCCTTTGGTATCAGTGCCGCACTACATGCCTTGGTTATTGCTGGTATATTCATCACAGTGGGTGTGTTTGAGACAGCCAAGCGTAAGCCTACCTATTTCGGTGGGCTAGGCCGGGGCAATGGGGGTGAGCATGAGTGAAATACAGTTGGATTTACCACTAGACCATGAGACTAGCTTTAACCATTGGGCAAAAAGTCTTGCCGATGATGATGTAGCTACAGGTTATCATACAAACTGGGATTATGCTTATGAACAAGCGTGGCATTATATTGATGCTGAATATAATTGGAGATGAACATGGATAAACTGTTGAGAAGGCTAGGACTAAAGGATGACTATGGCTACTGTGACACCAGCATTGTTGGGTTCATTGTAATCTGGTCTGCGTTTGGTTACATGATATGTGTAGCCATAGGTGGGATAGTAGAAAGGATAATAGGATGAGCAAAAAACTAGAGAACATGACACAAGATGAACGCATTGCCTATTGGGCAAAGCAACAGGAAGCTGAACGCAAAGATAGACAAAAAGCAATTGATGGATTGTCTACTGAACAGCTACTTGCTGTACATACAATGTACAAACTATCTAAAGATATTGTTGATGAAGCCTTGTATGGTGCTGGTGTACGTTACATATACTGTGATACATTCAATCAATTAGATGACACAGTACAGATAATAAATAGACAATTTAATATGGATGGGTGACGGGTAATGGAAATAATATTAGGTATACTAATAGGCAATATAATTATTGCTTTTATAGTTTCATCGTGATATAACACACTATCAGTTGACATTTAACAAACAGAAGGAGACAAGATATGCCGTTTGATATTCCAATGCAGGACATGATTCCTGAGAACCTTGACTTTACTGTAGAGTTTGAGCCTACTAAGGTGAAGGACAAGAAGTATGTAATCAATGGTGACACAGGTGATTACATTGGTGTCGTAGGTGACACATTCCAGTGTGCATCACATACGGAGTTCTTTGAGGGTGTACACAACACTGTCACTGAACATCTGGGTGAGGCTGAGTGTGAGGACATGAACATGAAGTGGCGTACTGCCAAACAGAACGCATGGGCTATGCTTGACATGACCCTGCCTAATGTGACTGCTCGTATTGAGACAGACAAGCACAGCACTACCATTGCACAGCGTATCATTGCTCTGCATGGGATTGATGGTAGCTGTTCTAACCAGACATTCTTTGGTGCTATTGATTTCTTCTGTACCAATGGCATGATACGTGGTGAGCATGATAAGATACGCAGGAAGAACACTGCCAACTTCACAATGGATAGGTTCATCCGGGATTTACGTCAGGCTACACAGTCATTCTATGCACAGTCAGAGCGTCTACAGGGCTGGGCTAACAAGCCTCTGTATGTTGGCGATGTCAAAGCTATGCTTGAGACACTGCTAAAGTCTGACCGCATGGCAGACAAGATGTTCAGCCTATACAATCAAGAGGCGAGTGTTCGTGGGCAGAATGTCTGGTCATTATACTCTGCCTTTACTAACTATGCCAGCTATGCCGATGAA